CCCACGAACCGTTCTCGCCGGTGAGCGACCACTTCTCGCCAGTTGCCGGAGCTTCATAGTCTGGAATCGAGTTCGCCGCAGCGATCGGTAGGGCCGCCCTGAACTGTTCGAGATATTCGGCTGGCTTCGATCCCCAGCGATTAAGCAGGCACTCGTCATCAACCGGCGCGCCTTCGTCTTCTGGCTCTCCTGACGGTTCGCCCGGCACCATGAAGAACTCACGCTCGACAGCCTGGAGAAGGTCGGAGAAGTGTTTGGTGTTTTCGATGTTGACCAACAGCGTCGACAGTTCGTGGTTGGAGCTGAGGCCGAACAGGTTGTAGATCCGGGCCAGCTCTGGCTTATGCTTGGGCATGACTTCGTCCTTGCCGCTATAGCGGCTAAAATATGTACAAGGGAATTGGAGCTGTAGAGGTATTGAAACCAGCCGTCCGTAACCGCTTCGGCGCCGTTGCGCTTCGTTCGATCAGGTCTATCTTTGGAGGAGTTTTAAGCCCCTATCAAGGAACAGGCAGGAGGGCGGTATGAGGCTTCGCGGCGACATTTTCTGGGCTTGGGCAGATCCCGAGATCCACAACCGAACACATGATGAAACTTTCAGTAATGGAACTCACATCGACGTGCAGGTCAGGCTATCTCGTACCGGCGAAACTCAAATGTTCATCGGTGTTTATGCTTCCGGTGGCATGGCGTTGCATGAAGAAACCATTAACCCAAGTCCGGGTGAATCAATGACTAGAGCTATGGCTTGGGGCGTAAGCCGAGCTCGTCAGTTGGCTGCTGCTGGAAGTGCGAGTCCTAAGTCAGCGTCCTCGAAATAGCGGCTGACTTTGAAGGGGGAGGGAGTTACTGCTGGTTTGTGTGACTGGCGTACTGACGTGCAGCCCGCATTTCCGCATCGGTGGCCTTGCGCCCTGATACCCACATGCCGTTCGGATCCTTCCGAAACGTCCAGCCGTAGTGTCCGTTGTTCTCGTCGATCATGATTGCGTACTCGCCGCCGCGGGCTGCGATCATGCCCTTGATGGGAGCAACTTCTGCGTCTTGCGACATGCTGACGACCAAGCCATCAAAAAACTGCTCGATCTTCTGTCGGATCCGGTAGGGAAGCCGCGGGCTTGCCTCGTTGTAGGCTTCACGAAGCAGTTCTTTGGATTGTCCGAGCTCATCAATCCGCTGATCCGCTGCGTTCAGGCGCTGCTGCAGGGCGTCACGCTCGGCTGTGACCCGGTCGAACTCGGAGCCCAGCACATACCGCACTGACTCATGCCCGCATTCGCACGCATCCCACACATCGTCCTGGCACCATTCACGGCCGTCGATTTTTCCCTGCTCTTGGCAGGCCGGGCCGAGGAAAATCACTTTGAGTTCGCTCACTTCGAAGGCTCCGTTCAATTGTCGGCACCGGTGTAGGTGCGCCAAGGCACCTTCACGCCGTTTACGAGGAATCCCCAGTCACCGCGCCACTTGCTTGTGATGAAGAGGGTGATGACGCCGCCGGGTGATACCTGGTCGATGCGGTGGTATTCGCCGTGGTTGAGGCGGGCGGTGTCTCCCGGGCTGCGGGTCCTCATCGACAGCTTGAATAGATCATCCGGCTCTTCCAGCCACTGAAGAGGGCCTGGCTTCAGCATGTCGACGTTGCTCGCAGGCTCAAGACGCTCTTCCGTGTACCAACCACGCAGGATGATCGTCCGGGCGTTCCAGGGATGGTCATGCAGGTCGCGATCTTCGTCCGGCCGCATGATGTGGTGAATGCGGAACGACCACGGGCACCACCACAGCGCCGGCTTGTGCGTCTCCCGGCTGTACGGGTTGAACAGCCACCAGCGGCCCATGTACATCTCGGTGCCGTCGGCGGACATGATGTGCTGGTACGGGGTGAGCTTGGCGCGGGCGATGAGCCAGTCGGCGATGGCTGGGCGCGCGAGGACCTTGGCGATGATTCGCCAGAAGAGGTTCAGCATGGATGGCGTCCTATGCCGGGCATGCCCGGGCGGTGGAGGGTGGTGAGGGATCAGCTACAGTTCAGCGATCAGCCAATGGAGGTGGGTATGACCTGTTACATCTGCGGGAAAGACGTCGAGGCGATCAAGTTTCCAGATAGTGAGGAGATCCCTTGCCCTGACTGCTCGCATTACAGGATTTCAGGAACAGCGATCGCTTTGTTCAAACAGCACAACTGGCGATTTGACGTTGAGCTGGCGCGCCGTTGGATCGCGTCTCAGCAGGGTTCCGGTGTTATCCCGCTAATCGATTCGAGTAGAGCGGCTACCCTGCTTTAGGCAGCAGCTTTCAGCGCCTCGATGATTCGCTGGCCAGCAAGCGGCGGAACAGCGTTGCCAGCCATGTGCATGGTCAGGCGATGGTTAGCAGGACGTAGCGTGTGGGCCGGGAATGACATCGCGGCAAGCGCTTCATTTGCCGAGAGCATCCGCATTTCATCGCCTCGAACCAGTGCCCAGCGGTCCAGCGTGGTGATCGTGCCGATCGGGCGGTTGATATCGCGACCGGTCAGCCCGGAGCCTTTGCCGTAGTAGGGCATGATGAACTGATCACCGAATCGCTCTCGGCCGTTGCGCACCCGGTCCAAAGTGGCCTGCGCGCGCCCTGGCTTCTCGATTGGTGACCAGCGCCCAGCGTCGAACTGCAGGAAGCTGGCGGCGGGAACGTGCTGTCGCCGGTGCAGCTCGAGCATCAGCGGCGACTTGCTGCGTGTGCAGACCAGGAACAGACGCACGCGGTGCTGTGGCACGCCGAGATCAGCGCAGTCGACTACATGCGGCGCGATCATGTAGCCCAACGCTGCCATGGCCTGCGACCAGGCTGGATACAGTGCCCAGTCCGTGAACTCTTCGACATTCTCAACCAGCACAACTTCGGGCTTATGGTACTCGGCGGCGGACACAACCGCCCATGCTGTCGAGCGGGATGCGTCGTGCTGAGCATTGCCTGACTTCTTTCCGCGGGCCTTCGAATGGCCTTGGCAGCAGGGTGACGCGAGCATGATGTCGTGAGTAGGTACCTTTGACCAATCCGCCTGATGCAGGTCTTGGCAGATGTGGACGGCCTCCGGGTGGTTGGCGCTGTGCCATTCGACTGCGACCGGCCAGTGGTTGGCCGCCCATATAACTTCGATGCCGGCATTGCGGGCGCCGGTGGACCATCCGCCGAGACCGGCGAACAAATCGATAGCAGTTGGCATTGTTCGGCCTCACCTGTATGTTCACGTAAAAGTAAAGAGTTATGGTTATGGACTTTTCTGACGTGTATCGGCTTTGCAAGAGGAGCCAGTCGCTTAAGCGTGGAGTGAAATCTGTAAGAGATCGCTTAGATAGCTCAGGCGTGCAATACATTGCGCTCGAAGAAGTGACTGTTAATTATTTTGCTGCGATTCCGGGCTATCGATTTACAACAATTGAAGGCACCGCTTTCTTTCCTCGCGATTTAACTAAGGTGTCAAATTCTCTGGGTGTGACATGGGTGCGGGATGCATTGATTCAAGCGGATATAGTTGTGCCGCCTTATTATGGAATGGGTTTCGTCGGAAGTTATGCGTCACGCATACTTTCGGCCCGAACAGATCAGGACAAGCTTGATATAGGTAGTGAGATGCTCAGGAGGATGTACCCGTCGGATGGTTTGGCAGAACTCATCTGCGGAGTCTGGGCCTTGAGGCAAACGTATGAAACCTTTCACCAGACGTTGATTGAGTCAGCTAAAGCTTATTCTGTCGGACTGCATAGCGTAGCTATTATTGGTCTGCTCCCATGTATTGAGGGGATAATCAGAGCTCTTGGTGTGAAGGTGGGGCTGCGCGTAGAAGCCGCCGTTAATATCCATCAGCTGCTTAGAGTATTTGATCGACTTAAGTCAAAAGAGCTGGATATGATGTTTGATGGATACGATTGGTTGCCCTCTGACTTGAATAGCAAGCTACTGAGCCGGTTTCATGAAAGAGTTCAGATGTACGACGGCATATCTGAGTATTTTAGTACCAAACTTTATCAGCACACGAGTGACGTCAGCGATTCGACGTCTCTAAATCGACATGGAATCGCGCACGGGCTATTTTACGGTTATGCGACCGCGGAGAATTATCTTCGTCTCTTCAATCTCTTAAGCGCGTTGTCGATGGTTGCAGCTATCGCTGAGGGTAAGGGTAGTATGTTGCATCCAGGAGCAAGCGATAGCTCTAGAGCGCTAACTCAAAAGTTAGAGATATGTCGGGCTGTTGCAAGGTCGGTTAGGTGATCCGAACGTTCAAGATTAAATGAACTGCGCGGCTAAGGATTATTTGTCGTGATGAATGCGAAGTGCTTCGCGGTCAAAGGCAAGCTTTAGTTTCCGCGACACGTTTTCGGGTATCACGTATTCGTGTCGCGGCGGTGGCTCAAGCAGTGGAAGGGCGCCGCCCGGGCCTAGGCCATGCAGGTGGTGAATCATCAGCGTTATTGCCTCACCCTGTTCCTCGATGCCGCTCCAGGCCATCAGCTCAGCAAGTGCTCGGCGAGTGCCGGGCAGGCAGTGCAGCCTGATTTCCTCTTCGCCGCGCTCTTTCCTCTTCGCCGCGGCTTTCGCTGAGCGATCTGCATTGCTCTTGGCCATGGCCTACCTCTTCAATTCCGCTGGCCGGCAAGTCCAGCCAGGTCTGTCGTTTGCGTTGTTGGGTGCGAAAACGTCTCACGCTGCGACCTTCACCTGATGCCAGGCGCCGGCGGCGTAGAACAGCTTCGCTGCTTGGGCTTCGTCCATCGATATCTCGTCGGGGATGGCGATCCAGCCTGATGCCACCAGATGGGTAGGGTTCGCGCTGTTGCGCAGCTCCAGGTAGTAATGCTCGATCGCATCGGTCAGGCGCTCGACCTTATAGATACCCTCGGGCGAGATCTCCACCGACTTGATGTACTCGGCGCCGCGTTCGTCTCGACACATGGCGGCGATGTAGATCGTCCAGCGGTAGGAGAAGTCGAATATCGCGTTGGCGATCGCCAGACTGCGGATCTGCTTGCAGCTCTTCCAGTTCGCCATGATCTGGCTGCCGCTGGGATCGATGTTCACCACCGCGACGTGGTTGGTGCGCAGCAGCGCCCGGCAGCTGCGTTCGGCCCGGGCGAAACCGTTGTTGGGTTTGCGTTTCGACTTCATAGCGCGTCCGCCATTTTGCGCAGCGCCTTGCGTTCGGCGGCCGATATCGGCTTCGGCCGGCGCTTGAGGACCGTTTCAGGGTCTATTTTCTTCGAGCGGGGCGGTGGCAGTGGATTGCGCGGCGGGCTTTTCAGCTGGTCGATCCGTCCGCCGGCGGCCAGATACTGCGCGATTCGTTCAGCGATCGATTCGGCGTCCGGTCGGTGCTGCTCGACGAGGTTGAGGTGGTTGCTGATCATGCTGCTTTACTCCGGAGCTTCGCCTCGTAGCCGTCCACCAGCAGCTTGAACTGCCAGAGGTCTTCTTCGAGCTGCTCGATGTAGTCGTCGTCACGCTTGAATTCTTGCAGCCAGAGCTGGCGGCCAACGGGCTTTAAGAGAGGGCAGTACATGCCGATGTGCCACCACTTGCGGCCGGTGATCCACATGCAGCCCTGTACCTGGTCGATAACCTCGCTGGCATCGTTGTCGATGTGGAACGCGCGAAGCTTGTCAGGCGAAAGGAAACATTTGTACTCCGAGCCGCCATCGTCGCCGATGAACCCGTCTGCACTGGCGCCGAACACGCCGTCGTCAGTTTTCACCAGCCCGACCTGAGTCACGATCAGGCCCGTCTGGATCTCGTGTTCCATGCGGGCTTCGGGTTCGAGTTCGTGTCCACGTCGCATCTGCCACGTTTCGAAGCCACCATCCAGCGGCGCACCGCCGATCCGTTCAACGGCCAGTTCGAAGGCGTAGGTGAGTGCGGCGTTCGATGGTTCGCCGACCTTCTCGCCATCGAGAGCGCGCTGCACGACTTCAGCCTTCGGCCCGGCCTTGTAGCCAGCCAGGTCGCGGGCCTTGCTTTCGCTATGGCCGGCCAGGATCGCGTCGACATACTTCCGCTGCTGGGTGGTGAGCCCGTTCACCTTGGATCGGGCGGTGCTGAACATGCTGGCGGTGATGACTCCGGCGCGACCTTGCAGCCATTCAGCGGAGCCCTGAGTGCAGTTGAGGACGATCATTGAGGCGCCTCCAGTTTGGCTTTATGGACGGTGACGGCGGTCTTCACTGTGGAATACCCGTTGGTGTCACCCGATGCTTGCAGGACTTTCAGGCTCGCCTGCCAGACGTCTTTCAGTTCGTCCGGCGTTGTGGTCTGCCCGACACGCTCAAGGATGTCGGCGACGACCTGGGCGCGCATGTCATCTGTATCCGAACCATCGGCTGATTGCCCGTCGTCGTCGCGGGTTTCGCCGGTGGTGATGTTGAGCAGCGCGCACATGACGTAGCGCTTGCCATACGTGGTGGAGGAGCCGACCGCCTGCACTTCGTTACGGCCTTTGCCGATATCGACCGGCAAAGTCATGGTTGTTTGCTCGCGGTGACCGCCTCGGTGCATGAGGATCCCGGTGACCTTGATCACCTTGTCCTCGGTTTCAACCTTGAACGTGATGGCGAAGCCGTGCTCCTGCATGATCGGTTTCAACGTGTGCGTGATGTGATCGAGCGTGGCGTAGGAGTTGCCGGTGTGCAGATTCACCGCGCCCTCGAACACAGTCGGGATATTGCACTGCATCTCGGCCATGGCCGCGTTGAATTCCTGCTCGGCGGTCTTGGCCTGCATGCGCTCATGCATGGCGAGCAGCCGCTCCATCTTTTCGATATCGCAGGTTGGATCGGCGGCGGCGCGGCTTATGACCGCCATGATGCTGTTGTCCGTCGAGATCGGCACGACGGCTTGCCGGCGCTGCTCCGGCATGATGATTTCGGTAGGCATGGCGACCTCAGTAGCTGATTGAAATGGCGGGGATCTTGCGCTGCGCAATCAGGGTGATTGCCTGCTTCGCGCATTCCTCGGTCATGCCGCCCTCGATGAAGGCTTCCAGCGCGGTGCGGTTGATCTGCTTTTTGTGTTCCAGGTCGGCCTCGCGCACCTGCTGCTGGCGGACGATTTCAGCAGCCGCTGCATCGGCGCGGCGGCGCTCGTCGGCACGCGCTTGCTCTGCGGCCTGTTCGGCGCGTTTTGCTGCGGCTTGGCGTTCCTGCTCTGCGCGTTGCTCGGCGGCGATGCGATTCGCTTCCGCCTGCTCTGCCGCCAGTCGAGCCTGCTCGGCCTGCTGCTCAAGCTGGAGGCGCTGGCGCTCGGCCTGTGCTTCTGCGTCACGGGCAGCTTGCTCGGCAGCACGCTGTGCGGCGGCAGCCTGATCAAGCAACTCTTGCTCGCGGCGGGCGGCGGCTTCTCGTTCGGCCTGTGCACGCTGCTCAGCTTCGCGGCGGGTGCGCTCTTCAGCTTCCCGGGCGATCTGTGCGTCCCGATCGCGCTGAGCCTGTGCTTCGGCTTCGGCGCGCAAACGGATCAGTTCGGCCTGTTCGGCTTCGTACCGCGCTCGCTCGGCGTGCAGGGTGCGCAGCTTGATCAGCGTCTGGTCTTTCACTTGGGCGGCTTCGGCCAAGAACTCTTCCCAGTTATCGCCGATTTCGAGCAGTTCGAGGTCGGCGATGAGGCTGGCCAGCTGGTCGGACGTCGGCGCCGCTTCGAATACGGTCAGGTCCTTGATCTGTTGGATCGCGTCGACGTGAGCGTCTGTCCGGGCGATCTCAGCTTGCTCCCAGTCCGTCAGCGGCTGGCGAGTGGCATCACGCAGCGCGTCCATCTTGTTCACGAACTCGCGCAGCTCGGCCTCGACAACCTTCGGCATTTCCTTCAAGCGCTTGAGGTAATCGCGGCCTGGCTTTTCCACGGCCGTCTTCGACTTGCTGACCTTGGCAGCCAGAGAGGCGATGCGCTCGCGGCCCTTGCGAGTGGTCAGATCTGGAACCTCGGCAGTGACCTCAGCGGCTACCGCGTCGAAGAACTGGCCAAGGCCGCCGGCGACATAGATGGCCGGTGCGTTTTCTTCGCTGATGTCGTCAATCTTGATGACTTGCTGTTGTGCGGACACGGGGAATCCTTGCCGCGACGTGCGCAGCGCTTGAAGTTGAAAGTCAGGAGGTGATGCGATCGGCGAGGGCGCTGAGCAGCATCAGGAAGGTGTAAATCGAGAGGACTCGGAACGATCCGCGCCGAATCAGGATGCGGCGCGCCCGCTGAAGGCTGGTCACCGGAACACGTGATAGGTGGTTGAGCGCGGCACCTGGCACACGCTGGACGAATCGCGAGCCGCACTGTATGCAGCCATAACCACCAGCAGGCCAGCGGCAAGACACCAGAACATGATTTTCATGGTCGAGCCCTCACCGCGATGCGCCCGCCTTTCATGGTCACCGACAGGCGCTGCGGGAGGCTGTCGACCAGATCCTCGCGCTTGCGGCCGATCACTTCATTGAAGGGCAGGCCGAAGCCGAGAATCGCGATGCGGCGCTCGATATCGTCGAGTTGCTCATCGACCAGCGTTTTCACCAGAGGGGTTGTCATGCAGAAACTCCTTTCAGATGCGTGTTGCGCTCGACGAACTTGGCGTCCAGCGCATCCCGATAACGATTGGCGGTGCGGGTGTCGATGATCTCGGCGAACTCCGCCATTTCGATCATGCCCATGACGAAGGTGCGATCCGGCACCGGAGTGCAGGATTTGCGCATCTTCGCGATTTCAAGGCCCAGCCGGGCCAGTGCTACCTGATTGCTCATAGCTCGTTGTCCTCGGCCTGGGCGATCAGCGCGTCATCGACAAGGGGTCGAAGTAGGCCCTCTGCGATTTCGCCAAGCTTGCCCAGTGGGTGGTCGCTGGGGCCGAGCAGTTCGGCGGCGGCGACCTTGTCAGCGTGGCCGCGCTCGGCGGCGATCAGCAGGTAGCCCAGCGAAGCCGTGGTGACCTCGCAGTCTGCGAGCCGTCCGTTTGCATGCTCATCAACTGCCAGAGCGAACTGAGCGAGCGTGACGCCCTGAGCCGGCCGCATGCGGCGCTGGAATGAGACGTCGCAGCCGAACCGCGTCAACTGCTCGACCGAGTTGTACAGCCACTCAGCCCGAGCCACTTCCTGCGCGCTCTCGCTCACCATCGGAGGCAACTGCGCGTCGTGCATGGCCTGACAAATCTTCAGTGCTGCGTTCATGGTTGCCTCCAGACCGGCGGGTCAGTCGTAATAGGCTTGATCGGCCAGATACTCGGAATGCTCATTGATCAGCCATTCCTCCATCAAGGCGATATCGGAGTCGGTCATATGGCTGGTGTCGTCGGTCGAAGACCACTCAATGCCGACGCTGCCGTAGTACTCGTCGGGGTCGGAGGCGGCAGGGCTGAAAGCCCCTTTCTACCCAGAGAAGGAAACGACGGTCAGGCTGACAGAGATGTCTTCGCCGTCCTTGACCCTCCAATATTCGTAAGTGCGTGCCATGGCGGCCTCCGTTCGCTGATTGATCCAACAAAACTCGGATGCACTCATCCGTTCCGCTGGTTGCCGTTGGGCGCGTAGGGGAGTGCATTCGGGGTTTGTCGGGGGAGGGTGGGTGCAGATGGCCGGGCGCGAATCCGGCGAGAGCGGACCCTTTCGAGACGACCGCTCGGAGGAGCAACCAGCATTATCTGGCGCCTATTAACCTGCGTTTCTCCAGGGCCGCCGAAGCGTTCAACCCAGCTTTCAACGCCGCATCTGCTTGCCGGTAACGTCTCCGGCGCCGAGTTCCACGGCCGTGTTCAGTTCGCCAGCGCTCGATGACAACCGATTCTGGGAGTTGGTGCAGGTGGGCGGTTATAGGCCGCTGTTTCGTCCGCATCGGTCTGCACTCAACCCAAGCTACTTATGGGCGGCCTGCCAGCCACGTTATGGCAGTAACGCTGAGTGCAGACCGATGCGCTCTCATAGAGAGGATCGGGCAGTTAACGACAGGCTGTCGTGGCGCTGGTTGTTCAGTGGAAGAGGACGGCGCCGTTATCAGCGGCCAGCTCAAAGCAAGCCTGAAATTCCTGATATTTTTCCCAGAAGTAACCGCCGACCGCTTCTGCTTTTTCAGCGAACTCAGCGTAATCTTTCGCGAGTTTGGCGCTTATTACCGGGCCAATTGTTCCTTCGCAGTCGCTGAAATTGATCTGCTCTGAGAAAGGGCCGACAGCTCCGTTCCAGCACGAAACGCAGTGGCTTTCTGCGGCTCGGCCATATTGCTCGTAAGTGCCAATTGGGTAGCCAGCGAGCTTTGCCAGCTCGTCACGCCACCCGTTGTAGCGACCATACCCAATGCTCAAACCAGCGCCGTCGCCTTCGATCTTGTAGGCGATGCCCTGAGAGAGCCCTTCAATTCGTCCGGGGAAATCTTTGTTGTCATAGACCTCAGTGAGGTTTTCGTAATCGACAAGTTCTCCGTCGCTGTCACGTTCAGCGTCAGGAGCTGCGACCAGCTTGCTGTAAGCAGAAATATCCAAACCCATCTTCTTGCCCTCGGTTGTTTTCCCAATGCACCCGTCACCAGGTGCATCAGTGAAAAACTCCGTGTTTCTCCGCACCCGCTTACCAGGTCATTCACTCAGTTCGGTCAACACCTCGTCCGCCGTCGCAGTGGGCTGCGCGTTGGCAGGCTTTCGGGCCTGTCGGATCGCCGGTCGCCGGTAGAGGCAAGTGCGGTTTTGTTCATCGGTTTACTGACCTCCCACCGATGGAGCCGGGAGTGACCTAACCGGACTGGCCGGGTAGTCGTTCATGGCGCTGGTTGTTAAAGAGCGGCGGGTCTGTCGACCCTGGCGCCGATTTGCTTTGGCGTTGAGGCAAATCTACAACTGAAAATTGTAATGTGCAAGCAAGAGTTGTAATTATTTTTGCAGTTATGCATGGGTGGCCTTTCCTGCGGGCGTAAAAAAGCCCGCGCTTGGCGGGCTCATTTGAGATGTGCGGCGTTTAGTCTCTGCGCAGCGTTGCTGATCTGCCGTGCTTCGCCTCGAATTTGTCGACCATGCCTCGGCATGCGCCGCGCACGAACGTCTTCGTCTGAACGGTTGCGAGCGGATCGTCGTAGTCCTTCCAGCACAGCTCTATTGCCAGGCGATCACGGTCTTTCTCCGAAGGCGGTCCTGATAGGGCGCCGATCACAAGAAGCAATCCGAACAAAACCAGCGGCACCAATATGAACCACGGCCAGATCGGCTTACGGGCTGGCCTCGGCGGTTCACCGCTAACCGTTCCAGTGAGCAGGCTGGTACCGCAGTGCTTGCACTTGATGGCTTCGGCTTTGATCGTTTCTGCGCAATAGGGGCAGGCCTTTACCGCTTCGTCCATGTTGAAGCCTCTGAATTCAATTCGCGCGAGAGTACATCGCCCACCAAAAAACATGTCCAAGAATCGCTATCTGCTGCTCTTGGATCTGCTCAAAGGTGTAGTTCTCGTCCGGGTGTTCGTCGTGGTTGAAGCTGCGCAGTTTGATGCCTGTGGGAGTCCGGTAAACCTGCTTCACGCGAAGCTGACCGTTGTGGTTCACCGCGTACATCTCGCCGTCGACGATATCGCCGAGCGAGTTTTTGCCCATGTTGACGCCCACTGTGGCGCCATCCCGCAGCACCGGCATCATGCTATTGCCGCTCACCGTCACGCACTTGGCATTGCTGAATTGAACACCGTTGTTGCGTAGATCCTTCTTGAAGAAGCGAAGCCTTGCGCTGTCGCTTTCCTCTATCGCGAATCGCCCAGTGCCAGCCGCCAGCTCGACTTCCTTGAGAAAGGGGACGTAGACCTCGTCGTCACCGAGCGGCGTCTCGTCATCCCACGTTTCGATTGAGCTCAACGAAGTGTCGGCAGTGCGGCTCTGGCTTTCGAGCGGGCCGGCCTCGCCCATCAGGTAGGCGACCGAAACCCCAAGCACGTCGCTCAGCATTTTGATCTTCGGATTTCTCGGGACCGTTCGCCCGGATTCCCAGGCTTGGACGGATTGCGGGCTCACATCGAGCTTGCGCGCCAGCTCGGACTGATTCAGCCCAGCAGCCTCGCGGGCCGCAGCGATTCGGGAAGAGGTAGTAGTCATGGCCGCGAGAATACAACTCGAACTTGTAGCTAGCATTGCAATTCTCACTTGTAGTCGCGATTCAAAAGCTGTAACTTTGCGTTGTAATTACCAGTTTAACGAGGACGCTATGGAACAGAACGCAGCAGAGCGTGCAGCTAAGGCAGCAGGCGGCCAGTCGGCCCTCGCTCGCGTCCTTGGCTGTACGCCACAAAACGTACAGCGCTGGTGCGCCACCGGCCGGGTTCCGGCCGAGCGTGTAATTCCCGTCGAGCAGGCAACCGGCGTATCCCGCCATGACTTGCGCCCCGACCTGTACCCCAACGAATCCAGTAAAGCCGCCTAACCATTTTCCATTCACCAAGGAGCAAGACCCTTATGGCCTACGACGACAGCCGTCACCTGAAGGATCGGGAAATCAAATCCCGCTACGACGATGAAACCTACGAGGCATTGAAGGCCGTGGCACGCCTTCACAAGTTGCAGCTCGCAGTGTTCGTCCGGATGTGCGTGGAGGAAAAGCTGGAAAGCATCGTCGAGAGCGATGTTACCGATGAACGCCACATGGCCTGAAGGCCTACAGGAGGCCCTGTGCCTGAAACCACGATCTGCCACGGGATCGATGGAAGGCTTTACGAAAAGCTTGTGCGACTTGCGAAAGCAGAAGGACTGACGCCAGAGCAGTACGCCGCAAAGCTTGGAACAGAGCGTTTCTTCGAGAAGACCAGGCCAAAAGGCTCCGGAAAGCTGCGCAATCTTCCGGTGCCTCGGCGAGAACCGCCGCCGGACTTAAAAGGGACTGAAAAAGGATTCGCTGATGAAGTCCAGACATAGCAAAACCCAAACCGCAGGCGAAAAAAAACCACCAGGCCCGGTGGTTTCTTCTACTGCATACAACAAAAGCATCTGTGAGGCGAATTATGCATACCTCTAACCATGATGTACAGGCCCTCAAAAAGCCCGCGACACCTTTTTGCGATTTAGAAAACGTGTCGCGACACACGATGTCTTCTCGCGAGATTGCTGAACTGGTCGGCTCGCGCCACGACAAGGTCAAGCAATCCATCGAGCGACTTTCCGCGCGCACCGACGCGAATGGAAACCCGGTGATCGCTCTTCCCCCAATGGGGGAATACCTCGACAGCCTCGGCCGCAAAGCTTCCGAGTATCTGGTCTGCAAGCGCGACAGCTTCGTCGTGGTTGCCCAGCTCAGCCCAGAGTTCACCGCCGCACTGGTGGATCGCTGGCAGGAGCTGGAAGGGCAGATCGCCCAACCCCGCGAACTCTCCCGCATGGATCTCATCCAGATCGCGTTCGAGGCTGAGCAGCAGCGTCTGCAGCTGTCGATCCAGGTCGAGGCGCAGGCCACAAAAATCCATTCCATGGAGAACCTGTTCAAGGAAGGGATGACCCACACCCAGTTCTGCAAGGGCCTCAATGGGGTCAACGTCATGCAGGTTGGCAAGTTCCTCGAAAGCCGCAACTGGCTCTACAACGAGAGCAAATCCGGCCTGCGCTTCCGTGTGGCTTCCTACGCCCGCGACAAGTACATGACCGAGCATCAGCACGAAGTCACTCCCCACGGCAAAGAGCCGTTCGTTTCCTTCACGCCCGTCCTGCTCAAGAAGGGCGCCGTGCGCCTGTATGACCTGTACCTGGCCGGCGAGCTGCCAATGAAGAAGACCTGGGACGGGCTGTTCACCCATGACAAAGCACTGAGGGCCGCGTAATGGCCGGGGACTGGATCAAAATGCGAATCGACCTTCAGACACATCCGAAAGTTTTCCGCATGGTGTCCGCATTGAAAGCGGACAGACTTCGGATCATTGGTGGACTGCACATTGCGTGGAGCATCTTCGACACCCATTCCGACGACGGTGTGCTGCACGGTTACAGCGTCGATGCGATGGACGCGGTGGTTGGCTGGCCGGGCTTTACCCAGGCCATGATCGAAGTGGAATGGGCGTCCGTGCAGGACGATGGAAGCCTTGTAATGCCTCGCTTTGACGAGCACAACGGCGCCAGTGCAAAGCGCCGGGCCAACGACAGCGAGCGCAAGCGCAACGACCGCAAAAACAACTCTGTCCGCAATGTGTCCGCAAGCGATGCGGACAAAACGCGGACCAGAGAAGAGAAGAGAAGAGAAGAGAAGAAAGAGCAAGATCAAAAGCATGGTGCTGGCGCACCGGCGAAGTCTGGCAAATTCGACCCACTCACTGCCAAGCCAGAGAACGTCTCTGAAAAGGCGTGGGCCGACTGGTGCCAGCACCGCAAGGAAATCCGCAAGCCGCTGACCGCCAAGAGCTGTGAGCAGCAGGCCAAGGCGTTGCTGGGCCATGCCGCGCCGGATCAGGTGCTCGCCACCTCGATCTCCAACGGCTGGACCGGCATTTTCCCGGACAAGGTCGCCAGCAACGTGCACCCGTTCCCGCAGTCCCGCCACACCGGCTTCGCTGACCGCGATTACACCTCCGGCCTGAAAATGCGTGAGGACGGCAGCTATGCGCTCTGAGCCAGTCCAAGCCACGCCGGAACTGCCGCCGGGCACTCGCATTCAGCCAGCCGAGTGCGAAACCCACGGTGCCTACGAGCAGCGGGTCTTTCCTGTGCTGGGTCGGGAGCTGAAAAGCAACTGCCCTGAGTGCACTCGCATCGCCCGCGAGAAGTCCGAAGCCGCCGAGCAAGCCAACAAGGCGATGGAGCTGCGCATGTCCCTCGCTCGCAAGCTGGGCGATGCGCTGATCCCGAAACGCTTTACCACTCGCACCTTGGGTAACTACCAGGCCGAGAACGACGGCCAGCGAAAAGCCCTTCGGTTCTGCCAGCACTACGTGCAGATCTTCGACGAGATCCTGAAGACCGGTCGCTGCATGGTGCTGATCGGCAAGCCCGGTACCGGGAAAACGCACCTCGGCGCCGGCATGGCCAACGAGCTGTTGCACAACACGTCTCGCACGGCCGTGTACCGCACTGTCGGCGCAATCCTTCAGGCGATCCGCTCTACGTACGACAAGCACAGCGAACGCAGTGAGGCCGAGATTCTTTCGAGCCTGATCGATCCCGATCTGCTGGTGCTGGACGAGGTAGGCGTGAGCAAGGAGCAGCCGAGCGACTTCGAGCTGACGACCCTGTTCGCAATCATCAACGGCCGGTACGAGCAGGAGCGCCCGACGGTGGTGATCTCCAACCTCGAAGCCAGCCAGTTGCCGGCCGCCATGGGTGACCGCTGCGTCGACCGTTTGCGCGAGGGCGGAATGATCGTGGTCCCGTTCGAATGGGAATCTCAGCGCGGAAAGGAGGGTTTCTGACATGACCATCGACAAACAAAAACTCCAGAAGCTGCTGTGGGCCGAAGCCGCGTCCTACCGTGCCGACTGCGCAGACTGGAAGCGCAACACCGAGGCGCTGCAGGAATTCCTCGGCGAGAAGACTGTGGAGGAGGTGGCGCTTGAGCTGCTGGCAGAGAACGATCGACTTTCCGCATCGCCGGAGCGCCAGATCATCCGTGCGGCAGTTACCGAAGCGGTGAAAGGGATCGCCGATGCTGCGGCCGCAGACGCCAAGGCTGGAACGCTCAAGGAGATTGAGCAGCTCAAGGCAGAGGTTGATTCGCTCACCAGAGAAGCCGACAGGCAATACACGACAATTGAAGCGTATCGCCACGACGCCGAGCGTTATCGGTTCCTTTGCGAAAAATTCGGCGAGACAAAGCTCCCGTGCGCGCTTGAGCGAATCCTTTCTGGCGATCTGTATGTGGCTGATGGCAAACCATCCATTGATCTGGCAATCGACACAGTCATGAGCAAGGCGGTGCAGCCATGACCGAGTTCGCAATCCGCAGCCAGCGCGATATCAGCCGCCTCATGGGCGTCCTGCATGCAACCGACTTCACCAAACCCAAGATCGTGGTCATCAAGGACGAAAAGCGCCCTGACGTCTGCAACCGGAAGATGTGGGCAATGCTCAAGGACGTATCCGATCAAGTGGTCTGGCACGGCAAGAAGCTAACCAGTGAAGACTGGAAGTGCCTTTTCAGTGCCTCGCTGGAGAAGCAGCGTGCGGAGCCAGGCCTCGACGGCGGCTTCGTCGTGATGGCCGTATCGACCCGCAAGCAGTCGCAGAAGTGGTTCAGCGATCTTTTCGAGCTGATGCATGCCTTCGGCGCCGAGCATGACGTCCGCTGGACCGAGCAGGACAAGTGGGGAGGGCGCTATTGATGCGCACTGCCCTCAAGGATGTGAAGCAGAAAACCTGCAAGGCCTGCGGCGAGAAGTTCGCGCCGATGTTCAACACCACGCAGGTGGTGTGCAGCCCGAAATGCGCGCTGGCTCACGCGCCGGCAAACACCGAGAAAGCCCGCAAGGCGATCAACCAGCGCGACCGCCGCGAGATCCAGGTACGCAAGGAGAAGCTGAAGAGCAGGGCGGATCACCTGCGCGAGGCCCAGTCGGCCGTGAACGAATATGTCCGCCTGCGTGATGCGCACCTGCCGTGCATCAGCTGCGACTCGATGCCGAACGACAACGACCTGATGACGGGCAGCCGCTGGGACGCCGGGCATTACCGATCCGTCGGCGCCTGTCCGGAGCTGCGTTTCGAGCCGCTGAACATCCACCGCCAGTGCGTGAAGTGCAACCGCAACCTGTCCGGTAACGCGGTCGAGTACCGCATTCGGTTGGTTCAGCGCATCGGCGCCGAAACCGTGGCTTGGCTCGAAGGGCCTCATGAGCCCCGCAAGTACACCGTCGAAGAAATCAAAACCATCAAGGCCGAATACCGGGCCAAGACCCGCGAACTGAAAAAGGGGCAGGCAGCATGAAAATCAACTCAGCGCGCCAGGCTTGGCATGACTGCAAATACAACCCGGCCCCCGGCCAGACCTCCGACGTCGTCCAGCTCGGCGTCGTAGTGCAGAACACTGAGCGTGGGCCAACGGCAAATCATGCTGTGCACGGCGCACTTGCTGGGCACATCCAATCAGCAATCGAGCGTCTACATCCGCAGATCCGCGTCTTCGGTGATTTCATGTACGCAGCCGAGCAGAGCGACGATATCCGCGAGGCGGCGGAAGAGGTTGTTTTCGTGCTGGTGCAAACTCGATCGCCGCGCATGACGGCCGCGAAGCGGGAGAAGTTGGAATATGTGGTGAAGGGGATCATGCGCCGGTACCGGTACATGCACCAAGGCGGCCAATCGTCAAACGAGGACCCGCTGGCCAACGCCGAGAAGTTCCGGGCGTGGATGTGGCAGGTGTACGAGGTGCGGCTGGAATCGTGCAACTGGGAGCGGGATTGGGGCGGTGTAATCCAGCTGATTTTCGAGTGCTGCGAGGATTTGGATCGCCGCGCCTTGAGCCCGGTTGCCGCCGTTATTTACGAAATGCGCGAGGCCGCTTGAGGGCCTATTGCGTTCCCGTGCGGCTCATGGCATGATTTCGCCACTGTTAGAGTTTTGCCTCCGGCAACTTACTCAATGATCCACGAAACCCGGCCATTGCGCCGGGTTTTTCCGTTTCAGGTAATCGCTGCATGTATCATCTCGGCTCCAACCAAAAGGAGCTTGATATGACAACGTATACTCTGAGCCATGTCTCGATCGAGTCCATCAAGGACGATGTTGAGCAGTTGAGCGGTAATAGCTACTTGTGGCGGGTTGAGTGCGAGGGGGAAGTGATCGCCTATTGCATCGAGAAGGCGTTCGCGGATCGGATAACCGACCTGCCATATATTCGCGCTGTGCGTCCAACAGGAACCCTGTTTGCCTTCCCGTCGACTGATGCGCCAGTGGCTATCTGCGTGGGGGCTATCAACGAGTTGCTCAGGCAGTCGAAATAATCAGCATTAACGAATTTACAAGCCCGGCCACCGCGCCGGGTTTTTATTGCCTGAAATTCACCTGCAGCCAGGGCAGCCTTCGGGAAGGCCTGGACGTCGATAGCCGGATAGTGCGACGCACGGATCAACGCCGGCAGCCCGCGCACCCTGACCTCACAATGCTTTCAGGGTGGCGCGAGACAGGAACAGCGAGATCGATGCAAAGGGGCGTCGACGCTGGGAAAGTCTTTGGCCGACAGCTCGGAAAGACGAGCGCACCTATTCAGGGCCTCTGCATTCGCAGGGGCTTTTTAGTTTTCGGCTCCCCACACCCATTGCCCCGAGCTGGGAGTGCAGCGGACGCCGGATTTATCAATCTCCCCAAGGGGGAGGCAACCCGGATGCCAAACATGCCTGACAAGCCAGACACATGGGCCAAGCTCTGGCTGGCGTTGAGCAATCCGCTAATGGCGGGCGTCATCATGGCCATCACCGTTTGCTTGCTTCGCGTCATCTACGACGGAAAAGAAACCAGCGTGCGCCGAATCATTTTCGAGGCGCTGATTTGCGGATCGCTGAGTCTGGTCGCGTCCAGCGTTATTGAGTGGATGGCCTGGCCTTCAAGCCTATCGATCGCCGCCGGAGGGACGATCGGATTCCTCGGCGTGACAGCCATACGCGAACTGGTGACCCGCTTCCTCGGTCGCAAGGCGGATGCCGCATGAAGACCTTCGCTGCTGCAATCATCATCGCCCTGGTCGGCCTGCTCCTCATTGGGATTCAGCAGTCCCGCGTCGTCGCCCTTCGCGGGGAGGTGGCATTCGAGGCCAGCGAGAAGAAGAAGGCGGTCGACGCCAACCTTGAAAGCCAGGCCACGATCACCACCCTGCGCGCCGAAGCCCAGCGCAACGCCGATTACCAGAAAGACCTGAACAAGCGTTTACAGGCCAGTCAGGCCAAAGCCAGAAAGGCGGAGAAAAACTTTGAAGAACTCAAACGCAACAGCAAGCCTGTTCGTGATTGGGCTGCTCAGCCTCTGCCTGACGGCCTGCGCGGGAAAGCCGCAAGTGGTAACAAAGACAGCGGCGGTAAGAGTCGAACCCCCTGAGCTGGTGCCCTGCGAGCGGGTAGCTGATGAAGACCTCGCCGACAACGGCCAGCTCTGGGAGCTGAAGAACCAAGCCATCAACCTGCTCGACACCTGTGCAGACCAGGTGGACGCGCAGATCAAGCGCAGCCAGAGCAAGTAGGTCGCGACACGTTTCGCGAGAGTGCAAATTGTGTCGCGACACTGGAGAAGGGCATGACCGGAAAGATTCTCGAGTTCAAGCCGCAGGAGGCGCCGCATTCGGCCGGCGAGGCCATCTGCTCGAACTGTAAGCATGAGTGGGTGGCTGTAGCGCCCGCTGGATGCCGCAATCTCGAATGCCCGTCCTGCAGCTCTCACCGTGGAGTCTTCAAGTGGCCGTACGGCCCGAGCGAGGGAGAGGAGGGCTACCAGTGCAACTGTGGCTCCGACGACTTCTTAATCATGCGTCGTGGCACCCAAGCGAACGGCGCTGTGTTCTGCCGAGGCTGTGGCACAGAGGCCACTGGCTGGTTCCAATAATCAAGGATTCCCCATGACAACCAAGCAACCCGACTGGGAGGCGATCGAACGAGCCTACCGGGCGGGTTCGCTTTCCATACGAACCATCGCTGAACGCCAAGGCGTGAGCGACACCGCAATCAGGAAGAAAGCCAAAGCCCTTGGATGGGCTAGAGACCTTTCTGACCAAGTGCGGAAAGAGGTTCGCAGCAAGCTGGTTCGCGGAGAGGTTCGCAACGACCAAGGCGCGAACTGCGAACTAGATGCAGAGATCATCGAAGAGGCCGCCGAGGAAGGCGCCCGGGTGGTTCGCAGCCACCGGCGAGACATTCGCAAGGCGACGAATCTTGCGAACCTGCTGATGGATGATCTGTTGTCGACCATTCAGCGCCGCGAAGAGATCGAAGAGGATATCGAGGCCGAGACCTCCGAAGACAACAACGGTATGCGCCGCGCCTCAATGCTCGCCGCCGTCTCGCTGCCCAGCAATTCCAAAACACTGTTCCAGCTTTCCTCTGCAATGAAGAACCTGCAGGTTCTGGAGCGTCAGGCCTACAGCCTGGACGAGAAGGAGAAGACGGACGAAGCCGACGAACTCTCGAAGATGATGGACGAACTATCGAAGGACGCCTGACATGAAGCCCGAGCACATGAAGCTGCTCCGGGATAAGCGTTGGCGGTTGAACAATCTCTACTTCATCACCGACAAGCAGGGCAAGAAGGTCCGCTTCCGGATGACGGACGAGCAGATTGAATACTTCGATGGGATGCACACCCGCAACATCATCCTGAAGGCTCGCCAACTCGGCTTCACTACCGAGTGCTGCATCATCCAGCTGGACGCAGCTCTGTTCGAGTCGGCCAAGTGCGCACTGATCGCCCACACCCTGAACGACGCCAAGCGCCTGTTCCGAGAGAAGGTGAAGTACGCCTACGACAACCTGCCGAAAGAGATCCGCGCGGCGAACCCAGCGAGCAACGACGCTGCCGGCGAACTGGTTTTCAGCAAGGGCGGCTCGCTCTACGTCAGTACCTCGTTCCGGGGCGGCACGCTGCGTTACCTGCACGTATCCGAGTTCGGAAAGATCTGCGCCAAGTTTCCGCACAAGGCGCGCGAGATCGTCACCGGCGCCTTCGAGGCTGTCGCCACCGATTGTTTCGTCACGATTGAATCGACGGCGGAAGGGCGGGCCGGCTACTTCTTCGACTACTCGCAGAGCGCAGAGAAGCAGCTGTTGTCCGGCACGCCGCTCGGCAAGTTGGACTGGAAGTTCTTCTTCTTCAGCTGGTGGAAGAACAAGGCCTATTGGCTCGACCCAGCCGAAGCGATCATGCCGCAGCGCCTGACCGACTACTTCAACGAGCTGTTCGCCAAGCACGGCATCGACACCAACCCGGGCCAGCGCGCCTGGTACGCCGCCAAGGAGAAGACCCTCGGCGACGACATGAAGCGGGAATACCCGTCGATCCCGGCCGAAGCCTTCCAGCAATCGATCGAGGGCGCCTACTACGCCCAGCAGTTCACCAAGCTGTATGCCGCTCAGCGCATCGGCACGCTGCCAGACAACAGCCACCTGCCGGTGATGACCTTCTGGGACATCGGCGTCGGCGATTCCACGGCCATCTGGTTCGTGCGTCAGGTCGGCAACGAGTACCACGTCATCGACTTCTACCAGAACAGCGGGGAAGGCCTGCGGCACTACATGAAGGTGCTCAAGGACAAGGGTTACACCTACTCCGAGCACTGGGGCCCGCACGACATCGACAACCGCGAGTTCGGCAGCGATGCCAAGACCCGGCGGGAAATGGCGCGAGAAGGCTACGAGATCGACGGCCAGCACTACCGCATGACGTTCCAGGTCGTGCCGAAGATCGGCGTCGACGACGGCATTGATCAGACACGGGAAATCCTCGGGCTCTGCGCCTTTGACGAGGCGAAGTGCGAAGAGGGCATCACCGCGCTCGAGAACTACCGCAAAGAGTGGGACGACAAGAAGGGCTGCTGGAAAGACCGGCCGCTTCATGACTGGGCGTCTCACCCTGCCGACGCATTCCGCTACTTCGCTGTAGCCAAGACCAAGCGCGTCACCATGACCCACATTCCTGTCACGTTCACCTTCTGAGGCTATATGCAATGCCCAACTACAGCGCCATCAGGCAGGAGTACAGCGATGCCTTGCCCGGTTGGCAGCTGGTCAAGCGTTGCGTAGCCGGGCCGCGAGAGGTTCGCAAGTACAACGAATATCTGCCTATGCCTGACCCGCTGAATCAGTCGCCCGAGAACATCGCGCGGTATGAGCAGCTGAAGAAACGGGCGATGTTCCTCAACGTCACCGGTCGCACTCGTACAGGCCTACTGGGCGCGGTGTTCCGCAAGACGGCAGAGATCAAGCTGCCCTCGGCCATCGACTACCTGCTCGAAAACGTCAGCGGTGACGGCTCCAGCCTTGAGCAGCTGTGCAAGGAAGCAACCGGCGAATGCCTCGACACTGGTCGCGGCGGGCTGCTGGTGGACTTCCCGAAGGTTGAGTTGCCAGAGGGTCAAACCTCGCTCACTGTCGCCCAGGCTGCAAATGCACGCGCCTACATCCACTTCTACCCGGCCGAGAGCATCATCAACTGGCGCGAGGATGTGATCGATGGCGTGCGCCGGCTGACGCTGGTGGTGCTGCACGAAAAGATCAACGAGGCCACGCAAGACGGGTTCGAATTCACCGCCAAGGATCAATACCGCGCGCTGATGCTGATCGGCGGCAAGTACGTGCAGCGTGTGTACACGGAAGACACACCGGACGGCGTCGAGACGAACCCGACTGACAAGACCGGCAAGGCCTTCGACCACATCCCGTTCCACTTCTTCGGCTCCCAGAACAACGACGCCAGCATCGACAAGGCGCCGCTGGAAGACCTGGCCGAGGTGAACATCCTCCACTACGGCAACAGCGCCACGGTGGAAGAGGCGGGCTTCATCAGTTCGCAGCCAACGCTGTTCATCACCACGGATATTCAGCCTGACGAGTTCCTCAAGCTGAACCCGAACGGGATGCACATCGGGTCGCGCCGTGGCCACAACCTCGGCAAGCAGGGCTCCGCCGTCATGCTGCAGGCCAAGGAAACGCAGCTGGCCCGCGAGCTGATGAAGGACAAGGAAGGGCAGATGCTCATGATCGGCGCCCGTATCGTCCAGCAGGGCGGCGGCGCTGAGACGGCAGAGGCTGTTCGCATTCGCTACAGCTCGGATAACTCGGTGCTGGGCACGATCGCCGGCAACGTATCCGAGGCTGTGCGTCTGTCCCTGTTCGATGCTCAGCGCTTCATGATGGACGCGGTCGACGAGACAGGGACTGTCTTCTGGCTCAATCAGGAGTTCTTCGATCAGGTCATGGACGCGCAGTCGATCCTGGCTCAGATGCAGCTCTGGCAACAGGGCATCATCGCCAAGAAGGATTTGCGCACCAACTTGCGACAGGCGGGCGTGCTGGAGTCGGACCGCACCGACGACGACATCGACGACGATCGCGAGGGCGAAGCGCCGGTGCCGGGTAGCGAAGGCGATCCACTGACACCGAACGAGCCGCCAGAGGTGAAGGATGAGTAGTGAGGGCTATCTGACGGATGCCACCACTCGGCACCAGGTGTACGTCCAGCGATACGCCGGCGGCAACCTGAAGCGGTTGGCGTCATTCATCAGCAAGGCCATCAACACGGCAAAGGCTCGCGTTGCGGCAGGACTGAGCGATTACGGCACGCGTCGGTACACCTCGCAGATAGAAACGCTCCAAGGCGATTTGCGGGGCATCTACGACGACATGAAGGGCAGGGCGCAGCTCGATCTCGGCGAATTCGCGGTCTATGAGGCTGAGTTCAACGGCAAGATGCTGGGCAAGGTCATCAAGGCCGTTGTTCAGTTCAACGTGCCATCGGCTGAGATGGTGAGCGCTGCGGCACTGGCTGACCCGATGCTGCTGGAGGCTCGCAAGGGCGTGCAGCGGATCAGCATCAGCGGTGCGCTTGACCAGTTCGGGACCAAGAAGGCAGCCGAGATCATCGGCGAGATTCAGATCGGTTCCAGTCTGGGCGAGACCAGCCAGCAGATCGGCCGGAGACTTACCAGCATCCACCAGTTGCATCAGGATCAGGCCTCGTCGCTCGTCCGCACCATGACCAACCATGTCGCCAGCACGGCGCGCATGGAAACGCTCAAGGCCAACGACGACATCCTGCAGGGCTGGCGCTGGATCTCCACGCTCGACAGCAAGACCAGCGCCATGTGTCAGGCGAGGGACCAGCACATCTACGGGTGGGAAGATCCCAAGCCGCCTGGCCACTGGAATTGCCGATCGAGCGCGCTGCCCGTGCTGAAAGATCAGTTTGCCCGCGAGATTCCCGGGTCTACTCGGCCCTCGATCGGCCCTGACGGCGTCACGCTGGTATCCAGCAAGACGAGCTATCAGGAGTGGCTTTCGCGCCAGCCTGCTGCGTTCCAGCGAGACATCCTCGGCCCGAACCGCTACGCGCTCTTCACCAAGGGCGAGCTGACGCTGGAGAAGTTCGTGGATGACAACGGCAAGACGCTGACCCTTCAGCAATTGAAAGACCTTGAGCCGCTGGCTTTCGAGCGAGCAGGGCTCTGACAACGAACCACAAACGACCGGCCTTGAGCCGGTTTTTTTATGCCTGAGGCTGAGCCAACGGCAAATCATCCGGGGGATGACATGAAGTACAAGATCAGCAAGGCGGAATACGAAGCGCTCGATGCGGCCATGCAGGCGCTCTACAAGGCGATGGGCGATGACTTCGTTCTGAGCGTTGAGGGCTTGCCCGCCGGCGGCGAGGATCTGGAAGGCCTGAAGCGCCAGAACCAGACGCTGCTGGACGAGGCCAAGGAAGCCAAACGCCTGAAGCGTGAGGCGGACGAGAAGCTCGAGCGCGAAAAGCTCGACGCCGCCAAAGCGAAAGGCGACTTCGAGCAGTTGTATGCCAGCAGCGAGCAGGCCCTGGCGGCTGAGCGCGCGCGACTGGCCGAGCTGACCTCGAGCATCGAGCGCCGCGACCTGACGTCGGCAGCCTCGAAGGTTTCCAGCAGCATCGCCGACGGCGAGAACGCCGAGATCCTCGCTGAGTTCGTTCAGCGCCGCCTGAAGATCGTAGACGGGCAAGTCAAGGTCACGGATGCCGCCGGCAACCTGACCATCGCCACTCTCGAAGACCTGGCAAAAGAATTCCAGCAAGCGCCGCGCTACGCAGCATTGGTGCGCGGCACGCAAGCGAACGGCGGCGGGGCTGCCGGGGGTAAGGGTGGCGGGGCCACCAAAACGTGGGACCAAATGACCGGCATGGAGCGCGTAGAGCTTCGCCGAACCAACCCCGCCGAGCACGCGCGCATGAAAGCCGCTGCTGAGGCCAAGTAAAAGGAAATTCAGCAATGCCAACCATTCTCTCGGACGTCGTGTTCCGCGATGAGCTGCGCGACTACATCACCGTCAACACCGTTGAGCGCACCGCGTTCTTCCAGTCGGGCATCCTGACCACCAACTCGGACATGACCACGCTGCTGGCCAGCCCGTCGAACACCTTCACCATTCCGTGGTGGGTTGATCTGGACGCGTCCATCGAGTCGAACTACTCGAACGACGTGTACACCGACATCGCGGTACCGCTGTCGGTCACCAGCGCTTCCATGCAGGCACGCGCCGCGTACCTCAACGAAGGCTGGAACTGCATGAACCTGGTGAAGAACATCACCAAGCAAGACCCGCTGGAGTTCGTGGCAGGCCGCCTGATCTCCTACTGGCAGCGTGTGGCTCAGCGCCGCACCATCGCCACCGCAGTGGGCATCTACAACGACAACATCGCCTCCAATGGCGGCGACATGGTCGTAGACGCCGGCGGCATCATCAATCCAGCGGCAGTGATCCGCGCCAAGGGCACGATGGGCGACTACTCCGGCCAGCTGGGCGGCCTGAGCGTAATTGCCATGCACTCGGCGGTTCATACCGAGCTTTCCATTCAGAACCAGATCGACTTCGCGCCGGTTGCGGATCAGACCCCAGAGTTCGGTCGCTTCCAAGGTATGCCGGTCGTTCTGGACGACGGCCTGCCTGTGATCGGCACCGGCCCAACCGCCAAGTACCTGTCGATCATCTTCGGCCCCGGCGCTATCGGCTACGCCGAAGAGCAGCCAGAAGGTTTGGACGGCCTGGAATACGAACGTGCGCCGGATCGCGGCAATGGTGGCGGTACTGAAACCCTGTGGACTCGTCGCAACTTCGTTGTGCATCCGCTGGGCTTCTCGTTCACCAGCGCCACCATCACCGGCACCCCGACCACCACTCGCCCGATCTCGGCGAACTGGGCGGATCTGGCTCTGGCCACCAACTGGGAGCGCAAGTTCGCTCGCAAGCAGGTGCCTATGGCGTTCATCACCTCCCTCGTTACTGCGCCAACGCCGTAACCGAGCGCGCGGCGGGTGAGTTGCCCGCCGCGCAGCACTGATCCAGGAGAAACCCATGACCGTTAAAAAAGACAACCACATCGACCCGAACATCAAAGCTCGCTGGGGCTTCTCGGGTGATGAAGGCGAGATCACCGTCGGCCCGCAGACCGTTGGAGAAACTGGTGGCGTCGATCACGCGCGATCGCGCATCGAAGAAGGTGGTGGCCGTAACAGTGGCGGCGGTGCTGAGCCGTCCCGCGAGGCTCTGCAGCTCGACGCGGTAAACGCTCTGGCCGCTGACCTTGAATCGGGCGTGCTGAACCCTGTTGAAGGCGACGGCCCCGCGATGCGCCTGTATCAGGCCCTGTCCGGCATTCAGCAGAGCATGCAAGGCCTGGCAGATTCGCGCGACGCCGCTGTGAGTAAGTCGGAAGAGCTGCAGAAGCAGGTCGATGACTTGCTGGCGCAGGCAGAGAAAGACCGCTTGGCGGCCGGCACCGACCCGCTCGACGAACTGACCGTGGTGCAGATCAAGGAACAGCTCGACGCCAAGGGCGTTGGCTACAAGGTCAACGACTCGAAGCCTGAGCTGCTCGCTCTGCTGAAGGCCAACCAGTAATACCCGGGGCTTCGGCCCCACTCATTCAAGCGGAGGCCTGATGGCTACCTACATCACCGTGGCGGACGTTGACGCCGAGCTCGGGCCTTCATGGGCGCCAGATGACAAGAAAGCCCGAGCCGTGTTGCAGGCGAATGCCTACATGACCTCGCTCAACCTCGTCGGCATCGACATGGACGCCATTCCCGAAGAGGTGAAGCAGGCCGGCGCTGAACTGGCTGTTGTCGCCTCTGAGGGCAAGCTGTACCAGCAGCAGACCGAGGGATCGCTGGAAGCCAAGACGGTGAAGGCCGGATCGGTGACCACCAGCAAGACGTTCGCATCGATCGACACCAGCAAATCCACTGCGCTGCCCGATGGGGTCCAGTTCGCACTGGGGCTGCTCGCGCCATGGCGTGTCAGCGGCTTCAGCTTCAACGTGTACAGGTGACCCATGGGCCTACGTGAAGAGATCCAGGCGGATCTGGCCGAGGCCTTCGACACTGATCTGGCGGACGCAGTGCAGCCATTCAGTGGCGGCGTGACGCTGCCGGGAGCGTGGGATCCGGTCAATGAAGTGGCGGGCGACCCCGTCGTCATCGCCTACACCGGCCGGGGCGTGTTCGACGCCTTCAAGATTGCTCAGGTCGACGGTGTGAACATCCGCGCCACCGACCAACTGCTGATCGCTCTGACCAACGAAACGATCGGCGGGGTTCCGGACATCGGCCACAAGATCAACGATTTCGACGTGGTAAACGTCCAGACCGACCCGGCCGGAGCCCATTACGAGATCCAGCTGAGGAAAGTCTGATGACGAACAAGGCGGGCTGGAGCCATAGCCTCACGGACTTCGCCGATCAGGCTGGCGAGGACATCACTCAGATGGCGCGCGTCATCGCGACCGCCATGCTTACGGAGGTGGTGAACCGCTCGCCGGTCGGCAACCCTGACCTGTGGCAGGCCAACGTGGCGCTGCGCACGAAGAACGTGGCGCTGGCAGATGCGTATGACGCGAACGTCGACACACGCAATGCTGCGCGCACCGGTGGCCGCGCCTTCAAGAAGCTGACCAAGCGCGAGCGCGAGGAGAACTATTTCGTCAAAGCGCAGGCAGCGGGGAAGGGGTACATCGGCGGCACGTTCCGAGGCAGTCATCTGGTATCGATCGGCGCGCCCGACATGACCGTGACTGACAACATCGACCCATCCGGCCGCGAAACGATCAGCAAGGGCAGCATGCTCATCAAGGCATCAGGCCAGTTTCCCGTCATCTACATCCAGACCAACAGCCCCTACGGCGAGATGCTGGAACTGGGGCATTCCACGCAGGCGCCCGGCGGGGTTTATGACCTCGCGTTCATCGGCGTATCCGAGGCCTACAAATGACCTTCGAGCAGATCAGGACGCTCATCACCGGGCGAATGGTGGCCTTCACCGGCATAGACCAGGTGCGGATCGATTACCCGAACCAACCGGAAGTGTTCACGCCACCGACGACCGGCCTCTGGTGCCGGCTGAACATCCAGTACGCATCGGCATTCATGGCTGGCATGGCCGACCGACCGCATACCCGCAAGCCCGGGCAGATCAGCATTCAGTGCTTCGCCCGCGAGCGAACCGGAACCAAAGCCATCAACGAACTGGCCGACGCGCTCGAAGCGCACTTCGCCTACTGGATGTCCGGCGACCTTGAATGCATGGAAGCCAGCCAAGTGGTCGCCGGCGAGTTCGAGGGCTTCTACCAAATCAACGTCAACATCCGGTTTCGCGCCGGCTGAGAGGGAAAATGCAGAGCGCAAATTATGTGCCGGGTGTCTCCGGTTGGAAGCTCCAAAAAAACGGAAGCCTTGAATTCAACTCGTCCGGCGATCCATGCCTGTCCAGTGTCGGGAAAGAGGAGTCGCCACAACCATTTATCGTCGTCGACGGAGTGACTTACATCCGTCAGGAGTCGGTCGATGAGTCCAGTATTCAGGGGGAGAAGCTGGCCCCGCAGTGGACCGTAAAACTCGAGTTGCTCAATGGTCAGTATGTTGCTGCCGGCATCGGCCTGGGTATTGCTTCGCAGTTCTTGGTCAGCGCCGATCGCTTCGCAGTCAACGATCGAGATGCTGAGCAAATCCTCGAAGAGCTCGCGGGTCGAATTTCCCAGACCGAGCTTGTCAGTGCGATGGCTGCGCAAGCCGAGCAAATCAAGCCGATCGCCGAGACCGTTCGCGAAGTTATCCGCGAAGAGTTGAAGCCTGGCGGAATCCTGCACCGCAAGTAACCCGCCCATTGGGCCAGCCAACCCCGCTTTGAGCGGGTTTTTTTATGCCCGCGAATAGGAGGCTCCAATGAGCTCTGGCGCAAAAGTTGTAAGCCACATCATTGCGGAGGTGACGCCCGGCGTTACTCCCACCGGTACCTGGGACACGCTGCGCCTGACCGGCAACGCGTTGACCCCGACCGTCAACACCGAAGTCAGCGACGAAATCACCGACACCCGGCTGAGCCAAGGCTCGGTGGCCACCAGCATCGATATCGGCGGCGATCTGACGGCAGAATTCTCGTTCGGCTCGTTCGACCAGCTGCTCGAAGCTGCCTTCTACGGCGTGTGGACGGCTGACGTGCTGCGCGTGGGCGATACACGCCATACCTTCAGCATCGCCAAGGGCTACAACGACGTCGGCGTCTATGGCGTGTTCAAGGGTGCGCACGTCTCGACCTTTGCACTCGACATCCCGTCGGAAGGTAAGGTGACCGCCACGTTCAACATGGCGTGCCTGGACTACACCGACGGCGACACCCCGATTGTCGTTTCGCCGAATGCGCCGACCACCACCCCGTTCCTGTCGAACAACAACGTCGGCACGATCCTGGTGAACGGCCAGTCGCTGGAAGGCGTGGCCTGTGTCTCGGCCATGACCGTGAACCTCGACAACAGCCTGCAAACTCAGCGCTGCCTTGGCTCCGATCGTCTCGGGCCGGGCGCGCACATCGCCACGGAGGCGGCGGTCACCGGCAGCATCACGCTGGCCTGGTCGAAGCGCGCGTGGGAGATCTGGAAGAACACCTTCACCAGGACGCCGATCGCAGTTGTGTTCCCGATTACCGACTCGCTGGGCAACAAGTACACCTTCAACTTCCCAGCCGTGGAAGTGGACGGCGAGCTGCCGAACGGTGGTAAGCGCGACCTGATCGAGGTCACGCTGAACTACACCGTCGCCAAGCTCAGCCCGACCATCACCCGCGAAGCGGCTGATCCAGCCCCGTAAACCCTTTGGCTCCCTCGGTTCAAACGCCGGCCGGGGGAGCCCTTTTATTGGCGTGGCGTTGAGGAACTGAAATGGCTCTGCAACTGGGCAAGAAGAAGCCGGCGGTCGCCGGTGAGCGCTGGGCGAAGTTCGACGAAGACACCAAGATCCTGCTCGCCAGCATCGACAACCCTGAATATCAAGTCGCCCTTGAGCGCATGCGCCGCCGGATCCAGCGCAACGACGCGCGGTTTGAAGAAGGCCAGGTGGGCGTGGTCGCCGGCGAAATGACCGAGCACCAGAACCACGCAATGCTACTCAGTCACTTCATCGTGAAAGACTGGGAAGGCGTGCTGGATGCCGACGGCAATCCGATCAAATACAGCCCTCCAGTGGCCGCCGAGCTGCTGGAAAACAACATCGAGTTCTTCATCTTCGTTCTGCGAGAAGGCGCGCTGGCTGCCAACGATGCCGCTGAAGAGCGAGCTGAGTCGGTGGGAAAGCCCTTGCCCGCTTCGAGTGGGAGCAAGAGTGGGGCGGGGAAAGCGAGAAGCGCCGGGCGGTCTACTCGCGGCTGAAAATGGCGATCCCCGGCGAGCCTGAAAATGACCCGCTGACTGCCTACCTGCTCAACCTGTACCGGAACGTGTCTCGCGGCCGCCGGTACATCGCTGGCATGGGCGGGGCGTTCCCGCTCCCACTGTCGGCGCGGGAGATCTCCGACTGGTTGGATTCGCACCCATCACCGCTGCCGCGCGATGAGATTGATGACGTGATGTTTGCGCTGGATGCGGTGTGCCTCGCTGATAATGGCGACTAGAATGCTGCTCACCCATCAGACGCAGAGATTCCCGTAATGAAGTTAAGTGTCGCTTTGTGTGTTTCGTTTGCAGCTCTTGTCTCAACCGCTACTTATGCGGCTGGAGACTCTTGCAAGAAAATATCCGCGCTTGCGGGGGAAGCGATGACCGCGCGCCAGGAGGGCCAGTTACTTGAGGACTCGCTCGAGAAAGTGGGGGATGGCAGCAAATTCGCCAGAGGTGTCGTTCTCAAGGCTTACGAAAAGCAAGTCATGATCACCGAAACCATGAAGGAAGAAGCAGTAAAAGAATTCCGCAATGAGGCATATCGAGTCTGCCTCAACGCGAACAGTTGAATCAGCATCAAATGAATAACCCGCTCCGGCGGGTTTTTTTGCGCCTGGAGAAAGAGAATGGCTCAGACATCCCGCCTCGTTCTGGAAATCGACAGCCGGGACGCCGAGCAAAAGGCTGCCGACACACGCAAGGCACTTGAGGCGCTCGAGGGTGCCGGGCTTCGGGCCAAGCCAGTCATGGACAAGCTTGCCGACGGTATCGACAGCGTCGGCCAGTCCTCGGAGACCACGGGCAAAAAGGTCAAAACGCAAAAAGAACAGTTGGAGGAACTGCTGGGGAGCATCGACCCAGTCACCCGAAAGCTGGGTGAACTGGACAAGCAAGAGAAGGAACTGGCCAAAAACCGAAAGCTTGGCTTGATCGACGCGGATACCTTTTCCGAGTATCAAACGAAGATCAATACCACGCGAGCAGATCTGGGGCGCTTCAACGCGGACCTTGGTAAAACCGGCATGACGGCGAAGGCAACAGCCGCCGCGCTGCGTGGCGTTCCTGCACAGTTCACCGATATCGCTGTTTCGCTGCAGGGCGGACAGGCGCCTCTCACTGTTTTCCTTCAGCAGGGTGGCCAGCTTAAGGATATGTTCGGCGGTGTTGCGCCGGCCGCGAAAGCGTTGGGCGGCTATATTCTCGGCCTGGTCAACCCGTTCACTGTGGCTGCTGCTGCGGTTGGCGTGCTCGGTCTGGCCTACTACCAAGGCTCGAAAGAGCAAGATGCTTACCGCCTTTCTCTCGTCACCACTGGCAACGCTGCCGGCACTACCACGATGGCGCTGGCCGAGATGGCGAAGCGTGTCAGCGGAACAGTCGGCACCACGGCAGACGCTGCGGCGGCTTTGGCCCAGCTCGCCGGTACCGGGAAGATCGTGAGCTCAAGCTTTGAGCAAATCGCAACATCCGCAATCGCCTATGAAAAAGCCACTGGCAAAGCAGTGTCGGAGACTGTTGCCGAGTTTGCCCGCCTTGCCGACGACCCTGTGAAAGCGGTTGCAGAGCTAAACGACAAGTACAACTTTTTGACTGCGTCGGTGTACGAGCAAATCCGAGCCGCTCAACAAATGGGTGAGAAGGAGGCGGCCGCAGCTATAGCTCAGGAGGCATATGCCAAGGCGCTGGGCGAGCGCGCCGCAACGATGAAGGCGAACCTCGGCACCCTGGAAAAAGCCTGGAATGATCTTGCTGGCGCAGCCAAGAGCGGATGGGATGCCATTCTGAACATCGGGCGGGAGTCGAACGACGGTCCTGATGTTCAGGCCATCCAGCAAAAAATCAACTACCTGAAGTCCACGCTTGATACCGGTTATGAGGACGGTAACGCAAGGGAGCGAATCGCCTCTCTTCAGGCTGAGCTGGACGCCTACAACAAAAAGTCGAAGGCCGAGCAGGAGGCAGCCGAAAAAGCAGCCAGAGCTGCGCAGATTCAGCGTGAAGGCCAGGCTGCCTACGAAGGATTCCAAAAAAGCATTGAGGATAATTTCACCAAGCGCCAAAAGATGAACAAGGCGCTGGAGGTCGAGGAAAAGCGCATCAATGCTGCGCGCGCGGCGGGCTATACGATCACTGCCGAGCAGGAGAAGGCAGCGCTCAAAGCGATTCGCGAGAACTCGATCTACAAGGAGTCGGCAGAGAAGAAGCCCAAGGCATACCGCGAAGACGCCGGCATGAAGGCGCTCGACCAAGCCCGCCAGCAATATGCCGTGCTGCAACAGCAGAACTCGCTGATCGGCGTGCAGAAGGGCGAGGTCGACAAGCTTGGCGCCGCCGGGCAGGCGCTGGTGAAGTGGGAGCAGGAGCTCGCCGACATCAAGAGCAAGCAGATCCTGACGACCGACCAGAAGGCTCTGGTTGCGAATCAGGAACTGATCACCGCCCAGCTGAAAAAGAACGCCGCGCTTGAGAAGGAAAACCAGCTCAAGAAGATCTCCACGGAGGAGACGCAGAAGCTAGCGGCATTCCAGACCAATCTGGCCAGCCAATTGGCAAAGGCACAGACTGGCTTGGACAACAACCTCGCCGGCATGGGGATGGGCGACCAGCAGCGTCAGCGCTTGCAGGAACAGCTCAGCATCGAGCAGCAGTACCAGTCGCAGATGGATGCTCTGCAACAGCAGCGCAACGAGGGGCGGATCAGCGAAAAGCTGTACAGCGAAGAGACTGATGCGCTCCGCTCAGCTCTGCAAACCCGTCTCGCTATGCAGCAGCAGTACTACACTGACGTAGACAAGGCCCAGTCGGACTGGGCGCTTGGTGCTTCATCGGCGTTTCAGACCTACTCGGAGCAGGCGCGCGACGTCGCCGGTCAAACCCGCAACCTGTTCACCAACGCCTTCAGCAACATGGAAGACGGCATCATCCAGTTCGTTAAGACCGGGAAGTTGTCGTTCAAGGATCTGGCGGACGGCATCATCGCCGACCTGATCCGCATCCAGGTGCGCCAGGCAGCGGTGGGCATCTTCGGAACGATCTTCAGCGGGCTGACCGCCGGTGGCGCTGCAGCCGGCAATGGTCTAGCCGCCGGCTCGGCTGGGGCAACGTCCTCCACTCTCGGCGCATCGGCAGCGGGATACAGCTCGAAGTTCGGCTTCTCCGACGGCGGCTATACCGGTGACGGCGGCAAGTTCGAGCCGAAGGGTGTTGTGCACGGCGGCGAGTTCGTGGTCCGCAAGGAAGCGGTGAGCCAGCCGGGCGCCCGAGAATTCCTCGAGCGCATGAACGCGAACGCTAAAGGGTACGCAGATGGCGGCTACGTTGGCGCTACCGCTGCGGCGTCGACCTCCAATGTCGTCCCGATCTCGTCGGGCTCGTCTACTGCTCCGGTCATCCAGCAGAGTTTCAGCTTTCAAGGCACGCCAGATGACGCCACCGTCAACATGGTGCGCGAGGCGGCAATGCAGGGGGCGAAGGGCGGCTACGAGCTGGTCGTGCGCGACCTGAAAATGAACGGAACCATCCGCCAGCTGATCGCGCGGCGCTAAGCAATCTAAGGAGTACTGCATGGCTCTCACGTGGCCGGCTTCGCTGCGCCCGTCAGAAATGACGTGGGGCATGGTCAACAACAGCAGGGCGTTCACCTCGACGCTCTCGAATGCCCAGCAGATCGTCGGCTACCCGGGCGCCTACTGGCAGTGCACCTTGACCTTCGACTTGCTGACCCGAGAGGAGGAGCGACAGTTGTCCTCTTTCCTCGGGAGACTTGACGGAATGATGGGCACCTTCAACCTGCCGGCCTTCACGCGCCGGCGCACCAACAGCATCGGCGCGCTCTCAGTGGTCACCGGCAACGCGCAAGCGCGGTCGATGGTCATCGGCGGCGCGCCGGCGAATGCTGCTGTGTTCGCTGCTGGCGACTACATCACCATCGCGGGCGAGATGTTCGAGATAACCGATGCAGCGTCGGCGAACGCGCAGGGCAGGGTGACGGTTTCGCTCAACAAGCGGATCCGTAGGACGCTCACGGCTGGTACCGCCGTCGAGTACCTCAACCCATATTCCGAAATGCGCATGACCACCGACACTTGGGCCATGTCCGTAAAGCCGGTGATCGCCAACGGCAGCTACCAATTCAGGGAGGCGTTCTGATGCCATCAGCATTCCCGTTCAGCCAGAGCGTCGTGAACATCATCGCGACCGGCCGCTTCATGCCGGTGTATGCCGTGCAGCTCGACTTCGTCGACGGCATGGTCTTCGCGCATACCGGTACCGGTGATCTGGTGATCGACGGCATCACCTACCTCGGCGTGGGTAATTTCGGCCAGGTCAGCCAGTCGCAGGAAAGCGACAACTCCGGGTCGCCCATGTCGGTCGAGCTGACACTCAGCGGGTTGGATGCCTACATCCTTTCCGAAACCAACGTCCGAGGCTGCCGTGGGCGAATGGCCAAAGTCATGTTCGTGGTGTTCGACGAGGCCGGCAACTACGCGGCGGACATTCTGTTCTCCGGCCGGATGGACGCGGCGAAGTTCTCTTTCGCCGGCAATGGCGAGGACGGTAACAGCATCACCGTCCCGGTTATCGATCGCATGGCCGAGTGGAGCCGCACCGGTACCGAACGATTCACCGACGAAAACCACCGCGCACGCCATCAGGGCGACCGGTTCTTTTACGCCATCGCCCAAATGTCCGAGTGGCCCATTTACTGGGGCTCGAAAAAGGACGCGCCGACATTCACCTATGGAAGCTAGCCATGCGCTACCGAGACTGGACAACCCGTCTGAACGAAACGATCAAGGCCGCCCAAGAGCGGCCTTTTTCATGGGGCGAATTTGACTGCTGCCTGTTCGCAGCCGACTGCACGGCTTCGGTGTGTGGTGTCGATCCGGCGGAGAACTACCGGGGCAAGTACACGACGGAAACCGGCGCCAAGCGGCAGCTGAAGAAGCAGCACGGCAGCCTCGAGGCGGCCTGGGATACCCACTTTGCCCGGGTGCCACTGCCATTCATCCAGCGCGGTGACGTCGTGCTGTACGACGCGCCCGGCGGCCGAAGCATGGCCGTGTTCTGGGCGGGAGATTACTGGGCGGCGACCGACGACGGCGCGGCCCGGGTTGAGTGCGAGCCATTGGCCGCGTGGAGAATTGAATGAGCGGCGGCGTTAAAAAACTCGCATCGGTCGTCATTGGCGCGGTGGTTGGTTTTGCCCAAGGCGGACCATGGGGCGCGGTCGCGGGCGCAGCACTGGCCTTTTACGCCGCCGAGCAGCAGGAAAAGCTCAACACCAAGTCACCCCTGCGCGACAACGAGCCGTCTGCCCAGACCGTGCGATCCTCAAAAGCACCGGTACGCTTCATCCTCGGCCGCGTCTCCACCGGCGGCGTATTGGTGTGGGCGCAAGAGCAGTCCGGCGATCAGGGCGAGGGGGAATGGCTGCACTTGGTGTATGTGCTGTGTGAGGGCGCGATCGATGCCCTCGAAAACATCTACCTCGGCGAGGAAGAGATCGGCGCATTTGGCCCGCTGGCCAGCTACGAGCTGGTCGTCAATCCGACCCAAGTGAACGCTTTCCTGAAGGCAAACTGCCCCGACTGGAAAGACTCGCAGATCGGGCGCGGCCTGTCCTATGTGCGGGTTTCCCTCCGTTACAGCGCAGAGAAGTTTCCATCGGGCATCCCTGACACGCGTTTTGTGGTTCGCGGCCGCAATGATATCTACGATCCGCGCACCGGGGCGGCGGGTTACAGCGCAAACACGGCGCTCCACCTGCTCTGGTTCCTGCGCAACCGATGCAACGTGCCGGACGATGAAATCGTCTTCGAAACCTTTGCCAGCGCTGCCAACGTCTGCGACGAAGGCGTGACCAATGCCGACGGCTCGACGAGTCAGCGGTACCGCACCGGCTGCGTAATTGGCGCCGACGAGCAGCGCACAGGTGTTCTGCAGAAGCTTGAAGCGGCGTCCGGAGGGCATCTGATCCGTGTTGGCGGCCGCTGGATGTTCCAGGCCGGCGCCTATTACGGCCCGTACGACTTCGAGATCACCGAGGACATGGTGATCGGCACAGTCACCGGCAGCACTGAGCCAACCAATGACACGGCAATTAACACTGTACGCGGCACCTTCATTGATCCTGAGCAGTCGTGGACCGAGACGGATTACCCGGAAGTCAGCGTAGCCGAATGGATTGTTGAGGACGGCGGCGAGGCGGCGGAGACGCTGACCTATTCCTATGTCACCAATCCGTACCAAGCGCAGCGCCTGGCGAACATGGAGCTACGCCGGCGCCGTGCCGGTGGCGCTATCAGCATCCCGATGAACTTCGCCGGCTACAACTGCAGGCCGGGTCGCGTGGTGCGCGTGAACCTGCCGTCGCTGAACATCCTTGGCGAGTTCATTGTCTCCGATTGGTCGATGGGCGATCGCGAGGGCTGCACGGTTCAAGTCAAGCAGTACGAGCCTGCGATCTTCGACGACGCCGTCGGCCAGCCGTACAACCCCATTGGCTTCATCAATCTGCCTTCCGGCGGACTGGGCACGCCAACGAATCTCGCGTGGACGCAGGACACCACGGCCGAGGTGACGCAGGGCGTTCTGTCGTGGACGCCTCCTGCTGGCGTGGTCAAGGAGTACATCGTCATCGTCCGGCAGGGCACGACCGCGATTCAGTCGCACAACGTGCCTGCGACATCGACCGAATGCGCCATCAATGGCTTGCCGTCCGGCAACTACACCATGAGCGTGGCGGCTGCCGGCCCGATGGCGCGATCGGGAGAGGTGACGATCACCGTCAGCATCAACGGCCCACCCATTCCGGAAAGCTGCGTGGTGCAATCCTCGATCGACAATATCGTGCTGATCCCCAGCAACTCGCAGAACGGGCTGAATGGCGGCACGTACGAGTACTTCTTCAGCACTTCGCCGACCGCAACCTCGGATGACGCCGAGTACTTGGGGCAAGGGCTTTCCTTCACGCACACTGGTCTGGGCTTCTGGACGAACTACTACTATTTCGTCCGCTCCTCCAATGCGTACGGGAAAAGCTCGTTCCTCTACGTGCCCGCTCAGACCTCGAACGATGTCTCGGCATACTTGGCGGCGCTTCTCGGCAAGATAACTCGCACCGAGCTGGGCGAGGACGTCCTGAGCGAGATCGACAAGATCCCCGGGCTTCAGGAGCAGATCGACGCGCTGGATGGGCTGAAGACTTACAACCCGGACGACACCTACGAGGAGTATGACCTGGTCGTGGTGGGCAAGCGGATCTATCAGGCCACCGGCCCGGTGCCTATCGAAACCCCACCGCCGAATCCACTCTACTGGCTCGACGTTGGGCAGGCAGTGGAGACGGCAAACGGTCTTGCCCAGCAGGTGGCGACCAACACTGCCGAGATCATCGAACTCGACGGAGAGGTCACTGCCCAGGCCACGGCGTTCGAAGCCCTTCGCGCCTCTTATCGAGACGACGACGGCGCTGGTGATCTCGCAGACGCGATCAAAAGCTACACCAGCACTGCTTCGCTTGCGTCCGAATCGAAGGTTCGAGCCTCCGAAAACGAGGCAATGGCAAGGCGCGTGACGACCTTCGACGCAAAAATCGGAGAGAACGCGGCGAACATCACCGAGCTTGAGGAAGTGGTCGTTACGAATCAGCAGGCAACCGCTCAGCAACTGGTCCAGCTGAGTACCACGGTCGGCAATCAGCAAGCGGCGATTGAACAGAACACGTCGATCGTCAATGACGTCAACGGGAAAATCACGGCGAGCTGGTCGGTGAAAATGCAGTACAACTCCGGCACGGGCCAGTACATCGCTGCCGGTATCGGGCTTGGCATTGAAAACGGGCCAGCAGGATTGCAAAGCCAGTTCCTGGTCAGCGCTGACCGTTTCGCCATCGTCAACACCATTGCCGGCGGCGCGATCGCGGTTCCGTTTGCGGTGCAGGGCGGGCAGGTGTTCATGAACTCGGCGTTCATCCAGGACGCTTCGATCGGAAACGCCAAGATTGGCTTCTTCATCCAGTCGGACAACTACATCGCCGGTGTGCAGGGATGGCGCATCGATAAGGCTGGTAACTTCGAGCTGAACAGCCCGCTGGGCGGTGGTGCTCGCCAGGTCATCAACAACAACGGCGGCAAGGTGTTCGATGAGAACGGTGTGAAGCGCTATCAGTGGGGGAATTTGAACGCATGAGCTTCGGCATAAGGATATGGGGCGCCGATGGGGCGCTCCAGCTGGACGAGAACTCATTCACGATTCGCGTCGCGCTATCAGTGCAGGTGACCTTCGCGCTTGGAGCCAGCAAAGGAACGCAGGACTTCGCCGTTCCCGGCGTAGGTCCTGGCAACGGAACCGCAATCGTGATCCCGATCGGTACCTATTCGCAGAACCAAATGCAATTCGAAACAGAGATGCTCGACGGAGTCGTCCGCGTCTACAACTACACCCGGACGTACGCGGCGAGTACCACGTCTTCCGGAACCATGCGCTTGATAGTAATGAGGTGGAGCTGATGAGCTACGGCGTTCAGTTCACAAACAACAATAACGTCGTCACTTTGGATTCAGAGTTTGCACGGCTGATGGTCATTGCTTCAGGGCGATATGCACCAAACCAAGAGTCTGGGCTTGGCTCGGTTACCACGTTTGCACGCCCCGTCACCTCGCAAGAGCCTCCGCTCGTATTCGTGCGGCCGGACACTATCAACGGGGTGGCAGGACTTTGCCGGATGAGTCTTCTCGGCTCTGCTGGTAACTGGACTGGCTTTTATGTCAGGGCGTACGACGTCAGTGTTGCCGGCCTGAATGGGCGTTATTTCGTTGCCGCCTTTGGTGCCCAGCCTGTTGCTCAATACGGGATGCGCTTGTGGGATGGCGCCAGCAATTTGCTGTTTGACTCCGGCACGCCGAACGCAACGTTTACCCGCGCATTCCAAAACTGGACGTATGTTCGCTACGACACCACCCCTCAGGGCCTGACGCGGATCTTCTATAGCGTTCCGTTCAACTTCCCTGAGAACGAGTACATGTTGCTCAACACATTCGGCATGCCGATGACTTCGGGAAGCGGTATCCCGCGTGAGCTTTACTGCTGGTGGGATTTCCCCAACAGCACGCTCTACGCAATCACCATTGCGGCATCAAACCCCTTCGCCTTCTTCCTGCCGGCAGTGTTCGCCAAACAAGCCGCATAACTCTTTTATAGGATGCACCCATGCCCTGGTACAAAACGGGAACGGTCTCTGTCACCCAAAACTCCAATGCCGTGATCGGCACAGGCACTGCGTTCATTGCCAACAGCCGGGTCGGCGACGGCTTCCGCGGTCCGGACGGTCGCTGGTACGAGGTGACCAACATCGCCAGCAATACCGCTCTGTCGATCTCGCCGAACTACGAAGGCCCGACGGTGGCTGGCGGTTTTTACTCGATCATGCCAGTACAGGGATATCAGAAGGATCTTTCCGATCAGGTGCGCGCCATCCTCAATGATTACGGCGAAAAGCTGGCAGCGCTCGGCACCACTGGTAACTACGATATCTTGCCGATAGCTAAAGGTGGTACAGGAGCAATAACTTCCGGTGAGGCACTCACTGGCTTGGGTTTCTCCGACTTCTTTAAGACGCTGGTCGACGACCCGGATGCCGCTACTTCGAGGGGCACGCTAGGGGCTGCCAAGTCGGGTGCAAACAGCGACATCACATCTTTGTCGGCTCTTACGACAGCACTTTCTCTTGCTCAAGGCGGGACAGGCGGTACGACTGCCGCTGAGGCTCGCAATGGGCTCGGCCTTGGTAGTGCGGCACTCGCCGCAATTCTGGGCACCGTTTCGCAGAGTAGCGGCGTACCAACAGGCGCTATTTTTGAGTCAGGATCGAGCGCCGCCGGCTCATGGGTGAAGTTCGCCTCTGGGCTGATGATCACCGTGCAGTCGTTGAACCTGACATTGAGCTGGAGTGCGGTGGCAGCGAACCGATATGCAGGTCCGGTGGTAGGGAATACGCCCGCCGCTTTCGCTGCAGCACCGCTGCTTTTCGTTCAAGTGCGAGATCCCTCTGTCGCGGGTCGTGCAGCGTGGTGCCCTGGGGCAGATGCAACCAATGGCAATACCTTCAGTATTTTCCTGGCCTCTCCCGCTGCATCGACGGTCTCGTCCAGCGTTATTTTCAATATTTTCGCAATTGGGAGATGGTTCTGATGAGGATTGAATTGCGCCCGTTACGGAGCGACAACACCCTGAGCGTTATCCGCAACGGCGATTCGCTTTTGATCAATGGCGAGGCGTTCGACTTCTCGCCGCTGGCAGAAGGTGACACCTTGCCGGCGACCGCTATCAACTCACCGTGGTTTGCGGGTCAGGTTGATCGCGTCGGTGGTCAACTGGAGCTGACTGTATTCTTGCCGCTGCCGATCAATTTTAGCCCGGAGCAGGCATATCCTGAGCCGCTGCTTGATGTTCCTGAAGGTGTTGTGAGTCTTCCCCAGCCCCTGGCGGATCCTGCTGCGCCTGCGGAGACCGATAAATGAATATCGATTGGAGCAAAGTCGTCACCAAGGCGATGAAGGATGCTGTTCTGGCAGCAGAAGCGCTTGCGCTCGCAAAAGCTGAGCTCGCCACGCGCAACAGTGCAGCGGTGTCGCAGATTGCCCGCATTCAGGATCGAATCGACACGATCGGATTCGGTATCGAAGTGGGAGAGGCGACAGCTGAGGATGAGGCAGAGCAGGCAGCGTTGCTGGTCACGCTCAAAGCATGGAAAACCTACAAGTTCGCGCTGGGCAAGGTGACTGTGCAGCCGACCTGGTATCAAGCGCCGGTATGGCCAGCCGAACCACCGACCCCGGAAATCATCGCCGCGCCTTTGCTTAGCGGCCCCGACGCAGCCTGAGCCGCATCGAACACCGAAACCCGCCATCGAGCGGGATTTTTTTTGCTTGGAGAAAAGTGATGCCAGTAACAGAGAAAGACCGCGACATCCTCGCCCGCACGATTTGGGGCGAGGCCCGCGGCGAAGGGACTGCCGGCCAGATTGCCGTAGCATGGACGATCCGCAACCGCGTGTTCGATGGAAAGGAAAAGTCCTGGTGGGGTGAAGGTTACGCCGGTGTCTGCCAAAAGCCGTGGCAGTTCAGCTGCTGGAACAAGACTGACCCAAACTATCAGTTCCTGATCGGCGTGAAGCAGATCCCTTTCCGCGAGCTGGCGCAATGCCGGGTCGTGGCTGACCAGGTGATCGACGGCAAGGTGCCGGATCCCACCGGCGGAGCCACGCACTATTACGCCACCAGCATCAAGGCGCCTGCGTGGGCGGCGAAGGCCAAGCAGACACTGAAGCTCGGTCACCACATCTTCTTCAAGGATGTGCCCTGAGGCGGATGCCGCTATCCTGTTGCTGATCCCAAAAAAGCAGGAGGCGACATGGAAGGTGTTGAACTGAGCCCGAACATTGAGCGCGCTGCAGATAAGCTTCTGGCTGAGATTGCGCGTGCAGATTCGATGATCATCGCAGCCAAGGCAGGTGCCAGGGCTGAGGGATTCGTCTATGGCCTGGAGTCGGCGCGCGCCTTGACCGAGTCCACGATCGATAAGCTCTACGTGATCTTCGACAACGCGACGGAAAACCGCCTGCGAGCACTGACTTCGGCTTAGAACAGGCTGTTTTACTCGATCGGTTTAATCAGATCCGGGCCCTGATTACGGACATTGCCTACAGCGCGATCGACCTTGAACCATTCGAAAGCCTCGGATGGCTCGCCTTCAAGCAGCACCATTTGTTCGGCGCGCTCTTTGGGCGTGGCCGGGTCGAGCCATTCGCGCGCGAGCTCTGGCGGGAGAACGACGGGGCGCCGATCATGAACATCGACCATGCCGCCGGCGCTGTCGGCGGTGATGATTACAAAACCGTCGTGCTCGCCCGGGCTGTGATCCTCGTTCGGGTATTGGCCGATCGCGGCGCAGAGAATCGGGGATTGGTCCCGATGCCGGATCAGGTAGGGCTGCTTCTTCGGTCCACCTTCATCGACCCACTCGAACCAGTTGTTGATCGCGATGATTGCCCGGTGCGGCCAGATCGCGCGGAAGAACGGGCCGTGGGCGACTTTCTCTACGCGGGCGTTGATTGGCGCGGCGCGGTCTTTTGCCCAGTGCGGGCGCCATCCCCAGCGAACCATGTCTGCGTGCAGAAACTCGCCCTCCTGGTGGAAGAGGGCGAGCTGAGTGGTCGGCGCGGCGTTGTACCGTTCGAAGGGCTGCTCGCCGGTCGAGTTGATGAGCGCGTTCGGCATGCTGAGCGCCGCCACGAAGTCGTGAATGCCGCTGTACTGGGAAAGTCGTCCGCACATTGCCATGCCCTCGGCTGGATCTGATTCAGCGTAGACCCGCCAGCGCTGGCTTCGTCACAAACCTTTTTCGGCGCAGCATTCGCAATGACCCGTCATCTCCTCCCGGTCTCGAGCTTCTCGGAGCAGGCGCTGGTTTTCATTGAACAGATAGCTTCTGTTGTGCTCGACGTCGGCGAATCTGCGCTTTTCGCTCAACAAAGCCCCTTCGGCGTACTGAAGCTTGGCCTTGAGAGAATCTCTCTCCTGCCTGAGTGCGTCATTGTCTCTGACCAGGCCTTCGATATTCGCCAGCGCTCGATCGAGCTTGAGAGTGAGCGCCTCGAATTCGTTCTCGTACATCCTGAGCTGGTGTCGGCAGGTTTCGAGTGGGGTCGGGGTTCCGAGCCAATCGTCGGTGTCTTCTATATAGATGGGGTCCACGGGCATGCCTTGTTAATACTGTTTGTATATACAGTAATCGAGGCGCTGCCAGCGGGCGAGGGTGTGGCGACGAGCTGTAGGATTTTTGATTGGTTTTCGGTCGGCAGAACGCCGGAGGAAGGAAAAAGCCTGTACCAATTTTTGTACCACTGTGTGCGTTTTGCTGTAGATCAGTGGGTGTCGCAGAGTAGGCCAACCTCAATAAACATTGGGGTTGGCTACTCAGCACCCCATAGCAAAACCCAAAAATAATATTAGGAGTATGGCTGAAGAACTGTCGATGGTTGTTTGTAAGACCTGAAAATCTCGTGAAAAGGCCTGTAAAAAGAGCGGTTTCCGGCGAACGGTTGAAGTTTTTTCTCAGGCACGAAAAACCCCGCACAAGGCGGGGTTCTGGCGCAGCGGAAAATTCCGATCAGACGTGCAGGGTTTCTGCGGCGTAGAGCGTGTTTTCCAGCAGGCAGGCGCGGGTCATCGGGCCAACGCCGCCCGGTACCGGGGTGATCCAGCCGGCGCGGGGCAGGGCGGTTTCGTAGACAACGTCACCGACCAGTTTGCCGTCGTCCTGACGGTTAATGCCGACGTCGATCACGATCGCGCCTTCCTTGATCCACTCGCCCTTGACCAGGCCCGGCTTGCCGGCGGCGACGACCACCAGATCAGCACGGCCGACGTGGCCCGCCAGATCCTTGGTGAAGCGGTGAGTGACGGTGACGGTGCAGCCGGCCAGCAACAATTCCATGGCCATCGGGCGGCCGACGATATTGGAGGCGCCCACGACTACCGCGTCCATCCCGTAAAGATCAGCGCCAGTGCTTTCCAGCAAGGTCATGATGCCTTTCGGGGTGCAGGGGCGCAGCAGCGGGATGCGCTGGGCCAGGCGACCGACGTTGTACGGATGGAAACCGTCGACGTCTTTATCCGGGCGAATGCGTTCCAGCAGCTTGGACGCGTCGAGGTGTTCGGGCAGAGGCAACTGCAGGAGAACACCGTCGATGGCCGGGTCGTCATTGAGGCGATCGATCAGATCGGTCAGGGCGTCCTGAGTGGTGTCGGAGGGCAGGTCGTAGGCTTGAGAGAGGAAGCCAACCTCTTCACAGTCTTTACGCTTGTGCGAGACATAAACCTGAGAGGCAGGATCGCTGCCGACCAGGATCACCGCGAGGCCGGGGGTGCGCAGGCCTTGCTGGCGACGCTCGGCAACTC